AGCCGATCCGGCCGCCCGCGGTGATGTTCACGCGGCCGTTCTCGTCGGTCTGCAGGTAGGTGACCGCTGACGGCTGGGACAGGATCAGGTCGGCGATGGACTGGGCCTCGGTCGCGTTGACCATGATCGCGGTCGGGGAGCACTTCACCTGCTGCCACAGGGCCAGGAAGATGTACTCCTGGATCTCCGCGATGCTCCCGCCCTCCAGGGTGAGGGCCGCGCCGTCGAGGCTGTTCCAGACGGACGGGTTGCCGGTGCCGGTGCCGGGCTGGACCCACTGGCCGGTGGCGTTGTAGTCGCCGGACAGGCTCGAGAGGAACCCGTCGTAGTCGGCCTCGTTCGCCGACCCGTTGTCCTGCGACGCGTTGTAGGTGGGGACTCCCGCGTTGCCCTTCCAGAGGGTCGTGAGGTCGGGCAGGTTCGGCAGCGCCTGGTTGGTCGTGATGACCTTGGTCATGGTGACCGTGTTGGTCGGGGTTGACGTGTAGTAGTACCAGGTCGCGCCGTCAGCGGACTGGAACCAGTCGTACAGGACCGCGCCTCGGACCGCCGTGGTGGCGGCCAGGACGCTGTTGGCGCTGCCGCCGGAGAACGTGGTGTGCTGGGAGGCGCCCTGGCTGTTGCCGGAGCCGTAGAAATATCCGGAGATCGTCCGGGCGGCGACCCCGACGTACACCTCGACGTTGGTGATGGTGCCGCCGGACGCCTGCTGGGTCAGCACCGGGGCGGACGACGCCTTCAGGGCGAACGACTGGGCGCCGAGCAGCTTGCGGTCGTCGCCGATGAGGACCTGGTTGAGGGTCTGGAACGTGGCGATGGAGTACGGGTCCGCGTAGCCCTCCGCGAGGTCGTACGCGTCCTGCGTCACGGAGCCGAACAGGCCGGTCTTCTTGTAGCTGGCCTGGAAATCCTGCTCCGAGAACTGGACCTCGTTGGCGGCGAAGTCCAGCGGGATCGCCGGGTCCGGCTGGGACGCCGTGACGTTCATCAAGGCCCTCCAGACGGCAAATTTCGCGCCCGCCGGGGACTTCTCCCGGGCCACGATGTCCCTGAACGGGGTGACGACCGGGATGAGGGAGACAAGGTCGCTCAGGTCGTAGTTGACGATGCCGGTCTGGGAGGTAATCCCAGCCGTCTGCGCCTTGGCGATGGCCTCGAGGGTGTCCTCCGAGATGCCCGCTTCTGCTAGAGCGCTCACGGACGCCTCCTTTCTGGGGGCATGCGAAAGCCCCCGGAGCGCTGCTCTCGGGGGCTGGTGGTGGCTCGGGTAAAGAGGGGGTTCTTACTGGGCGGCGCGCATGGCGGCGAGGCGGTCGATGGCCATCTTCTGCATCTCGGCGAAGGCCTCGTTCTGCTCGAGGGCGGTGCCGCCGTACAGCCTCTTCTTGAGGGCCGCGGCCTTGGTAACATCGGTCACCGTCCCGCCCTGGTCCTGGCCGCGAAGCTGGCCCGGGGCAGGGAGCGGGCGGGCGCCCTCGGGCGGGAACGCCCCGTTGGCGAACACGCCCGGCACCGCAGGGCCGGACTCCACCGTCGCCAGGCGCTCCTTGACGACCCTCAGCTCCTCTCGCAGCGCATCACTGTCGGCCGCCATCTTGGCGACGGCCTCCTGGTGAGCCGCGCCCTGAGCTTCCAGGACCTCCCTGGCGGCGTCGGCGGCGATGCTCTTGAGCACGTCCGCGCTGACGGTGGTCGCGTTCTCGTCCGCGGCCTTCCCGACGGCGTCAGCGGGAGTGCCCGCCTCGGCCGGGGGCTGCGGGGTGGTGTCGTCCGCCGCCGCGGCGGCCGGGGCGGGCTCAGGCTCCGCGTCGCCGCCGGAGCTGCTTCCCGCGCCCGCGACCGGGGTGATGTCGGCGGGGTCTACGATGCCGACGAGGTTGCCGTCCGCGTCGAAGACGGCCTGCATGGTGACCTTGCCGTCGCTGCCGCCGTCGTCGCCGGCCTTGGCGACCGGGTCGAGGATCGCGTCCGGGCGGGTAATGCACTGGCGGCCGGCCCGGTCGTAGACGACGACAGGGAGGTGCGCGGCTTTGACGACCCTCTTGCCCGGCGGGATGTCGCCGCCCGGGTCCGGTACCGTCAGGGACGCCGCGGGGCGCGGGTGCGTCCCGCCCGGCTCGCCGGAGCCGTCACCGCCCCCGGCGTCTACCGGGCGGCTGTCACGGGCCTGCTCCTGCGCCTTGCGCTCCTCGGGCGTGCTCTCCTTGGCCACCGTCTCGTCCTCGGTCACCGTCTCGGCGGGGGCCTCTGCTGTTGCGGTCGCTGGCATGGCGGCCTCCTTTTCCTTGGCGACCGGCTCTGCGGCCTGGGGTGCGGACGGAAGAGACGCGAGCACCTGGGTGAGCGCGTCGGACGCCTGCCGGATCTTGGCCTCGTTAGCGGCGGACAGCACGCGCCCTGCCTTGGCGACGGCGGTCAGCCCCTCGAAGGCGTCAAGCTGCCCGGTGTCGAGCCCGGCGAGGGCCTTGCACATCTCCTCGCACTCCGCGCCGATCTCCGCCTCGGCCTTCTCCCCGGACGCGAACACGGCGAGGTTCCCGATGGCGTAGTCCACCGCGCAGGCGGCGTCCTCGAGGGAGAACGCGTTCTCCGCGTCGGACGGGTCGGCGGAGGCAGCCTCGAGGCTTTCCCGCTCGGCGAGCAGCAGCAGCGCGTTCTTGAGGCGGGCGGCGATGGCCAGCCACTTGTGCGCGGTCGCCGCGTCGATCCCCTCCCACGCGGGAGAGCCCGGGTCGGTAGGGTCGCCGGGAAGCTCGGGCTCGTCGGCGGGAGCGGCGAACGGGGTCGTCGGGTCGAGGCCGTCCATGCCCTCGTCAAGAGGGACCGCCTCGCCGGCCGCGTCCATTACGTCCTTGGCAACGGCTTCGGGCACGTCAGCCTCCTTGGAGACGTCGCCCTTGAGGGAGCCGTCAGAGTTCCAGTTGTCGGGGATCAATTCGACGGCTTCGAGTTCGCCCGCGCGGCGCATAATATGGCGGCGGAATTCAGCCTTTTGGATCGCTTCCATTCCGCGCCTCCACTACAATTGTGACCATGCAGCCAAAAGACCGATGCAGTCGTGGGCATCTTATGAATGATGGCAATATCTACTAGATCAGCTTCCCGAGACGGAGAAGAAGTATTTCGGCGGCTACCCGCCAGAGATGCCCTGCCGGACCTGTAAGAAGGTCAAGCCTCTTGACGAGTTCAGTCCGCGGGAACGGAGGAGCGACACACTCATATACCGGAATCGGTCATGCAGGGCTTGCCGAGCGAGAGTCAACCGCGACCTAGGATTGCGGAAGCGGTACGGCATTTCCGCAGATGACTACGACTTTATCTTCGCTCAGCAACGCGGAGTCTGTGCCCTGTGCGAACGCAAGCCGATCGAGAATGAGGTATTCAGCGTGGATCACGAGCACTCAACCGGTCGTATCCGAGGGATTGTCTGCCAACCGTGCAATGTTGCGATTGGGTTCTTCGAGACCAGGATTGACGTTGAGCGGATGCGCCAGTACCTCAGCGTCTACGCGTCAGTGCCTGACCAGCTCAATCGCAGCGCGTAGTTCATCCACGCTGCTAATGGGCCACAACTCAGCCATCTTCTTCACCGGAGTCTCGCCGAACTTCCGCTGGGCGGCCTCAACCTTGGACTTGGCCTTGTCGCCGAACTTTGCACCCTGGGCAATCCGGGCGGCGGCGTTGTCCGCGTGGGCCTTGTCGCTGATGTTGAAATGCCGCAGCGAACGGGGAGTTGTCTTGCCGTCCGCGTCCTTTGTGCCGCCGGGCTCGATGTAAGCGAAAGCGGAGTCCGGGAGGTCGTTCTGGTCTTTGGTGCTGAGGTCGGCCTTGGAGACCGCAGCGGCAACGTCAGCCGGGGTCGGGCGCCGCTCGCTCTCGTCCGGCTTGCGGGCGGCGCCGAAGAACGCTGCCATCGCGTCTGGCGAGCCCTTGATGACGATGCCGTTGGCGAGCACGGTTTCCCCGGCCCCGGACGGTTCAGGCACGGGAGTCTCCTCGGGTGACTTGGCGATCAGGTCGCGGACGAATTCGGGATCGAAAAGGCCGGCCGCATCCTCGTCCGCCTTCATGACCAGCCATCCGGGGTAGCCGTGGGCCGGGCCGGCCACCATGTCCGCCCGGGGCAGGTTGGCGTCGTACAGCTCACTGAACTCGCCGTCGTCGTCAAGTGGCGTCGTCACGACGGGCCTCCTGCCTGCGGGCCGTTCATGCCGGGACCGGGAACTTCCGCCGCCGCGCCCCGCCTTGGGGCGAGAAGCTCGTGAGCTTGCCGGATTTGGCCAGGGTCCAGGCATATGCGTCGCAGATGCCGCCGATAAGCCACGCCATGCCGGACTTGAGGACCAGGCCGTTCGGCTGCTCCCAGTCGGGGCCCCGGTAGATGTAGTTCTCGGTCACGGTCATGTGGCCGAGCGAGCCGTCGAGGTGGCCGATGCCGACTTCGCCGCCACCCGGGAGGAAACTCCAGCAGGCGCGCTCCAGCTCCTCGGGGCTCAGGAAATCCCGGCCGCCGTCCATCCCCTTGCGGATGCGGGGATCGCGGCCGGCGACGTAAGCAAGGCCAAGCAGGAAACGCTTCTCTTCGCCGCCCTTGGCGACGGGAGTCATCTGCCGGACCACGCCGCGCTGAAGGTCCGGAGAGAGCGGTTCCGCGCCCCCGGCGATGCTCTTGCGGATCGCGGCGGCCAGTTCGGGAGCGCCGAGGCCGGGCGCGATGGCGATGTGCAGGCTGTCCCAGGGTGCGGCCTTGCAGACGCAGTTCCCGGCGCCGGACGTAACATCGCGGGCGTACATGTGGGGTGCGCGCCGGTCGGCCTCGGTGAGCGGCCCGAGGGAGCTAACGGTGTCGTCCACGCTCACACCTCCGGCGAGGCGAGGGCGGCCACGTCATCGGCCAGCTCCCGGAGGAAGGCGGCGACCGTCTCCGGAGGCGCCGACGCCCCGGTCAGGCGCTCGGCCGCACCCGGCCCGCCGCCGAGCATCACCTCGACGGAGATCTTCCCGAACTCGTCAAGCTGCGGGGAGAGGTCGCGCATGCCCGCGCCTCCCGGGAAGATGACAGGCATGCCAGTTGAACCCCTCACCATGTACCAGGCCTACTGCGATGGCGGCGATTGCGAGTGGCAAGGCAATCCCGGGGAGGACTCCGGGGAAGCCGAGATCGCCCTGTCCGTCCACATGGCGCGGGAGCACGGGGCCGCCCGGCCGCTGCCGTTCGGGTACGAGTACCGGCAGGCTGACCTGGCCGCCCGGCTCCGGCGGGACAATTGAGGCGTGAGCGAAGAAGCCGACATAAGGCCGCTGCTGGACCGCTACCAGGTCCCAGCGCCCGTCCCCAAAGAACCGCTCGTCCAGGTGCGCCTCGTGCCGGTGCAGGTGTTCGGCGCCGACGAGGAGCCGTGCCCCGGGTGCCCCGAGACCATCGAGTTCGGCTACGGCCTCATGGACGCGGTGCAGGCGTGGTCGGACTGCAACCGGGCGATCGGCCGCATTTACCGGGTAGACGAGGCAAGGTCGGTGCCGTACAGGCAGCCCGGGGAAACGATCACCGTGTACGTTCCGCAGTCGGAGGTGGCCAAGCTGGGGAAGTTGTTCGGCGATGATCACGAGCAGCGGTGCCCCGGGTGTCACAAGCAGTGGCGGGAACTGCCCGAGGAGCACCGGGCGCGGGTCGTCTGCGGCGGCCAGCTTGAGGCGCGCGAGGAAAGCCCGCGGGCGACGGGCGTCCCGGAGGAAACGATCGGGATGATGCGACCGTGAGCTTCCTAACCGACATCGCGGTGGTGGCGATTGCCGGAGAAGACGAGGCTGTCGCCTTCGTCAACGCGCGGCTGGCAGAGGGCGACCCGCGCCCTCAGCAGCTCGGCAAGACCGACCTTGAAGAGGCGGGCGCGGGCGGGCGCAAGGTGACCAGCCTTGTCGTCTATGCGGCCTGCTTCAACTACCTTGACCTCGGCGGCTTCGAGGAGGCGGTCAGGTCCGCGCCGTGGCGGTGGCCGGGAAGCGTCGTCGTCTACGTTGACGGCGAGGCGGGGCCGACGTACGTGTTCTCGCCTGCGAGGTACAGCCAGTGGATGCCGAGTGCCAGGGACCCGGCCGCCCCGCCCCCCGTGCGGCTCATGAGCCGGCAGCCGAGGCACTTGACGCGGGATCAGAGGCGGGGCGGGAAGATGGGCGGGTGAAGATCGTTCAGCACCGTTTCCGGCTACTGGGCCACGACGAGCGCCACCCGCGCGGGAGCTTCGAGGCGTGCGTTGCCGTCGAGACGTCCGGCCGGTGGGTGCGGGCCGGGCTGTTCTACGGCGAGGCGCCCGGCTCGCACATGGCCGGGAAGCACGCCGCGTTCTGGCGGACGACCGAGGGCTTCGCCGGAGGGCTGGACGGGTGGAACCTGCGGCTCGGCTGGTGGCCGAGGCCGTGCGTGACCATGCTGCTGCACACGCGGGAGGTAAGGGCGTGAGCAGGGAAGGCCTGCCGGCCAGGTACAAGCTGCTGGCGGTGCCCGTGAACCGGATCGCACCGCCCCGGCCGGGCGAGGACCCGTCGATGGCGCGGGTACTTCTTGACGACTTCAGGGGCCTGACCAGTACCGGGGCGTTCAACGTGATCGCCGAGACGGACTCGGCCGAGCGGATCGTCATGTCCGGGGAGGCGTTCGACAGCATCATCGTCAAGCGGTCGCCCGGCGGCCCCGGCAGGCGGCAGCGGCTGACCTGGAACACCTCGTTCGACCCGCCGCTGTGGACATGCTTCAGCTGCGGGAGCGGGCTCGTGAACGGCATCTTGGCGCATCACGACTCGTGCACAGAGGTGCGGTAGGTGAGCGAAGGGCAAGCGCCGGGACCGGCCGGGCAGCGGGGCATCATCCCGACGCTGGCCGTCTGGCGGCAGTTCACGGACGACCACGGCGAGGACATGAGTGACCTCGCGCCCTACGTCCTGTTTTACATCGGCTGGCACGCGGCACTGGCGAACAGGGAAGCGGCGGAGCGGCCTGCGGCCTACAGCGGAATCCGGGTCACCCTCGGCTGCGGTCACATGTACCTGCGGGAGGCGCCGGCAGATGAAGGCGAGAGGCGGGAGTGGGCCGACAGGTGGGTCATCGGGTCGTCTGACGCCTGCCACGTCTGCCCGGACCGCAAGCGGCGGACGGGGGGCCGGGTTTCCGCTTTGCGGCAAGTCGTGAACATCGAGCCGGTCACCGCGCCACGCGAGCCTGAGAGCCTTGACCCGGTTCACTGGTACTGGGAAGGCGAAGGGGATTGAACGGGTGAGCGAAGAGCAGCCGCCGCGCCCCGGTGACGCCGAGGTGCTCGCCGCGTACCGGAAGGTCTACGGGCGCGCCGACCGGGTGATCGTGCACTTCGCGGGGTGCAGACGCTGCTCGCCGGAGTACCGGCCGGCCTCGGGCGACCTTGACTGCGAGGGCTACATAGCCGCAGGCAGGGCCGACTACCAGGCCCTCCGAGCCGGAAGCGGGGAGCGCGAGTGAGCGAGGACATCCACGCGGAAGCGCGCGAGCGGTACGAGCGGGCGGCGGCGTACATCCGGGACGGCCTGGTGGCGTGGCCCGCAGGCAGCCCCCGCCCGATCTACTTCTCGCCGCTCCGCAACTCGCCGGTCATTCGGGAGGGGTTCGAGGCGGAGAGGCGCGCGGCCGAGGAGCGGGACCGCCGCGAGTGGACCGAGGGCATCAGGCGGCGTCTCGGCCTATTGGCCGAGGTGCACCGCTGTCATGTCTACGACGATGACGAAGGTGACGGCTGGGCTTGGTTCTGCCGCCGATGGAGTTGCCGCGAGAGCGGCCACGGTTACCCGTCGCAGCCGCGTGCCTTCGGGGCAGCGTTCGCGCATGCCCGGTCGTTCCTGCCGGAGCCCCCGGAGGAAACTCCCGCGACCGGGCTGGCCGCGTGCAGGGCGGCGATCACCGCCATCATGGCCCCTCGCGAGGTCAGGTGGCTGACGTGCGAAGACTGGACGACAGGGCCGGAACTGGGCTTTTCCGGCGCAGCGAAGGGAAGCCGGGCGTGAGCGAAGACGACGCGTTCGCCGAGCAGCTCCGCGAGCAGACGCTGAAGGCGTTCGGCCTCAAGCCGTGGGACATCACCGGCACTGTCCGGGCGCCGTGGCGCGTCCGGTTCTGGCGCACGCTCACGTTCGCCAAGCGGCGCGGGAAGGTGACCGACTGGGGGCCGTACGAGGCGGCCGAGGCCGAGGCCCGCGAGGCGCATCAGGCGTTCGCCGCCGGGCTTGCGGAGCGCATGACGGAAGCCGCCGAGGCGCTCAGCGAGGGACTGCCAGACGGGCTGCGGTTCGAGTGGACAGCGGAAGGCGAGCAGTGAGCGGCGACAACAGGAGGCGGGCCGTCCGCGCCATCATGGCCGAGACCGGCATGAGGTACATGGCGGCGATGCGGGAGCTTGAGCGGCGCGAGGCCGCCGCAGCCGGAGAGCCTGCGGCGGAGAGCGCCGATGACGAGTGACGATGAGTTTGTCCCATGGCTGCGCGAGCGGATCCGCGAGCGCCTGGAGGCAGCCCGCAAAGCCTGCGAGCGCACCGTCGGCCACTGGTGGAGGCGCGAAAGCGACTGGCGGGGCGACGGAACGCTTCGGCCCGTGGGTCACCTTTACGCCGGGGAGCGGATCGCCGACGAGGACGGCGGCACCGCCGCCGGGGAGTTCATTGTCGTCTACTGCGAGGGCGCCCCGTCGGAGGGCCAGTTCGACCACATGGAGCGGAACGACCCGCGTGACACGATCGCCCGGTGCGAGTTCGAGCTTGCGGTCCTTGGCGCTCACCGGTTGCGGCGGCGCCTGGATGACGCCTGGTGCGCGGAGTGCCACCGGGAGTTCCCCTGCCGGACTGTCCGCCTGCTCGGCTACGGGTACAGGTTCAGGCCCGGGTACAGGGAGGCGTGGAAGCCTTGAGCGCCCCTGATATAGACCTCGCGGCGTGGCTGCGCGCCGAGGTCACGAAAGACATGGAGTCCGCCGTCGCGAAGCTCCGCCGGAGCCGCATGTCCGCCGGCTACAGGCGGCACCTGGTCGAGACGGCTAACCGCGCGGGCGCGGAGCTGGCGATCCTCGGCGAGCACGGCGGCGAGCACATGTGCTTCGAGAACACCCGTGACGGCAACAGCTGGGACTACTACGAGGGTGACTGCCGGGTCATCCGGCAACTCGGGTACGGGTACAGGCGGCGGCCTGGCTACCGGGAGCCGGAGTGGAAGCCGTGAGCCCCGTCCTGACCTGGGAAGGTCCCGGCGAGGTGCCGAGCTTCTGCCCGGAGGGCTGCGGGGGTCTCACCGAGGACGTCTACGGCGGCCCGTGCAAGGCGTGCTGGGCTGCGGTTGACCGGGAAGAACGGGCCGCCGAGGGGTACGGGCGGTGCACCTGGTGCCATCGCGGGGGAGACCTGAACAGTTCTGACGGCAACGGTCAGCTGTTCTGCGACGAGGACTGCGCGGACGCCTACCGGGAGGAGTGGGGTGACGATGCCTGACGCCGGCGGCACCGACGACGCCAAGGCGGCGCTCGCCGCGCCCCTCTCCGCCTGGTGCCGTCAGATCGCCGCCGAGTTGGGCCTCAGCCCGGACCTGCCAGGCGAGGCCGTCATCGTCGCGGCGGCCAAGGCGGCGGCCGATCCCGCCGGGCCGCGCGGTCCCGCCCTGGAGGAGCTGGCCGAGGACTGCCGCTCGTTTAACGAGTCCCTGCCGTACTGCATCCGCCGGGACGAGGCCGGCGATCCGATCGCGTGCGAGTGCTGCGGGACGCTTGTGGCCCTCACGGCCCGTGGAGGCAGGGCATCTGGGAGGCTACGACGGCGCGGAGGCACACGATGCGGAGGTGCGAGTGGAAGCGAGCGAACCCGTGAACATCTGGGGTGACTTCTTCGGCGCGCTGGCCGATGCCGTGCAGGCGGACTTCGCGGCGAGGTACCCAGTCGCGCCCGACCCGGAGATTCCCGCGCCCGCCGGAGCGCTGACGCTCGCCCAGTTCGAGCGCTGGCTTGACGAGCTGTGGGCGCCAGGGCGATGGCCGTCAGCGCAGGAAGCGGACGGCTACGCGGCCCGCGCGGTCATGCCGCAGGACCCGTTCTGCGGCGCGGCCCTGTTCGCCCCGGATGACGGGCTCAGGGACGCAATCAGGCTGGAGTTCACCGCACGTGGCGTCGCCGTGCACCCGGTTGAGGCCGCGTACCTCAACAGCAGTCGGCCAGCCGCCAGCCGTAAATCCAGGGGTGATGGCCGCTCAGCACTCCTCCTTGTCGATCGGCGCGTCGATCGGCGCGCCGTCCGGCCCGGCGCAGAACCAGCCGGGGTCCTCACCGACATCGGGCAGGGACACGGGCTCGACCCCACCGCGACGGTATTTGGCCGTGAATTCCCCGGTAAGCACGGTGAAAGTCAAGGGTTGCATCCCGGGCAGCCAGGGCCGCCAGCCGGGTAGTCCCGGGTGCGCGGAGTCTGGGCGTAGCCGTCGAACGGCTTGATCGGGGTACCCGGGCTGAACGGGCCCTGCGGCTCGGCAGGTGCCACGGCAAGCTCGTCACCGATGACCGCGAGAACCCGGAACGGCAGGTCCCGCCATGCTGCGTCGGCGTACTCCTGGAACTGCCCAGCCTGGTCAGGTGTCCAGTCGCGGCACCGGATGACCAGCGTCTCGCCGGGCTTGACCACCGTCACGCACTCGCGGATAGCGGCCTCTACGACCTCGCGGGTGAGCACGGGGCCCGGAGGCAGCAGGCGGATGCCGCGCCGCCTGAACTCGTCGGCGCCGAGCGAGCGCTTGACCGATGCCTCGACGTCTGCGGCCTGCTTGCCGTCGCCCTCGGGCGCGGCGGCCAGCAGCAGCGGGTAGGCGAGCCGTTCCTCAAGGGCGGCGACGCGCTCCGCAAGCGTGCACGGGATCTCCTTGAGTGCGCCCGGCTCAACTTCGCCGCCAAGGGCCGCGTGATCGACGACGCAGCCGTACGTGCCGCACCGGAGGCACGGGCGCGAGAAGTCGGTCAACTGCCCTCCGCGATCTCGTTCAGCGTCCGCGTGATCCCGGCCCACTCGCGGGCCTTGCGGGCATCCTCAACTGAAAGCCGAGTGACCTCGTGGTCGCGCTGGAGCCGCTCGCAGACCTCGGCCAGGTCGGTGTCGCATGCCCAGGTGACAACCGCGTCGCCCCGGCGCTCGATCTCCCAGTGCGGGTCGGCGCCCTCGCAGACCTCGCAGCAGTAGGCGCGGCTCACGGGTTTCCCTCCGTCTTCGCGATCTCATTCAGGGCCAGGTCGATTCCTGCCAACTCGACAGCCTGCGCGTACTCCTCGGGGCTCATTTCGGGGGCGCAGAGCTTCCGGGCCGCCTCGCGAAGCGCGTCATGGAACCGCTGGTGCAGCGCGAGATTACCGATGAGGGCACCGCATACCTGGCAAGCCGGGGAGAAGGCGAGCATGCTGCCGACGCTACCGCTCGCGGACGCGCATCTCGGCGACGACGAACGGGAACACCCCGGTTAGCGGCTCGCCGTCACGGGTGACCACCCTGCCGTCAAGGAGGGGCTCGCCGTCCTTGTCCGCGAGCAGGGTGAGGTCTGCCGTCACCAGCGCCCCGGGGTCCGCGTGAACGGTGACGTTCGAGCAGGTGCCGAAGGGCTTGCCGGTGGCCGCGTCGGTAATCTTGACGTCCCGGCCGATCATGCACGCATAGACGCTTCCGCCGACCGGCGCGGGCCACTCGATGACCACCACCCCCCGGTACGGGGGGCCGGGCTCGGCTTCCCAGCGTTTGGCGTCGGCCTGCCCGCGCTCGGCGTCGGCGATAGCTTCATGCTCATCCGCCTGACGCTCAAGCTCGATGATCTCGGCGACGCGCGGCGGTAGGACTTCACCGAACAGCGCGTCTTCCACGGCGATCTCGCTCACATCCGCTCCCCGCCGGCCGACGACAGGTCCGGGTTCGAGCACGCCTCACCGCGAGGATGCCCGTACCGCCAGTTCCCGCGCTCGTCGGTCCATCCCCCGTGCCGTGCCTCGGTGCAGTTCTCGCAGCACAGCTCAGACGGGGGATCGCAGTTGCGGCCGTGGAGGTCGCAGCACGGCGCGGGAGCGGTCGCGCAGGCCTCGGTGTCGGGGCATACGCAGGCTGTTAGCGGTTCCAGGCAGAACGGACACAGACGAGTGACTGCCACTACTCCCCGATCGGCTTAGATCCCAGACTGATGCGCCCTCTTTTGTCAGTCCCCGGTAGTAAAATCGAACTACAACCCGAAGACCCCCGCGACCGCTGTGAACGGCCCGGGGGCATGGCCGACTGGATTGGAGCCGACATGGGTCATTGTAGGCATGCGCAGGTTCGAGGCGGCGAAGGCTAGTGCCCTTCACCTGCTGTTGCGACGGATGCGGAGAGCAGTTCACCACGAGGACCCGCCCAAGGGGGGCGCGCGCCTTTTGCTCCCAGGAGTGTTACCACAAGGCAACCATTGTCCGTCCCGACCGCAAGTGCCCGCAGTGCGGGAAGGTCTTCCGCCCATTGTGGCGACGGGGGAATTCGAACCAGATCTACTGTTCCTGGGATTGCTATCTAGCCAGTCCCGGCGGACTCGCCAAAACGTGTCCCGTGTGCAGCAAGGACTACACCTTCATCGCCTCAGGCAAGAAAACCATCCGCACCTGCACGGAGGGGTGCGCGGGCGGGGGCACGAAGTACGTCGACTGCGAGCGGTGCGGGAAGAGGTTCCGTGGAGACTACCTGAAGACCCGACGCCACTGCTCCGAAGAGTGCCGCCGGCCACCGCTGATCGTTGCCTGCCGGAAATGTGGAAGAGAGTTCCGAATAGAGCCATCCGACATAGATCATCAGTTCTGCTCGCTCGCCTGCTACCGGAGCTTCGTCGGCGAGACTCGGCTAGAGGCGCGCATCCGGGTTGCACTGGAGATTCTCGGCATACCGTTTGAACAGGAGTTTCCGGTCGGGCGCTGGTCAATTGACTTCGCCGTACTGAGGCACAAGATCGCCATCGAGGCCGACGGCGAGTACTGGCACACCGTCTCCGCCGAGCGCGACAAGCGCAAGGACGCGCGGCTAACCGCCGCCGGCTGGCAGATCGTGCGGCTTGCCGAGACCGACGTGAACGCCGCCCGCGACCTTCCGCAGTTGATCCTCGGCCGTGTCCGTGAGGTCACCGGCATTGACCGTGCCGCCCTCGTGTCGGCCGCCACGGCGAGCGCGCCCGCCCTCGTAGCCGCGCCGGCGAAGACCAGGCCGTTCCGTTTGCGGGCGAGTCGCCGGCCGATCGCCGGGCAACTCGCGCTCTGGGACCGTTAGATACGAGCCACGCGGGGGGCCGGCGGGCGTCACGCAACCTTCTCGTCGCCGACCTGCCGGCCGCACGCGCCGCATAGTCCCCGCAGGACCCGCCGCTTAGGGTGCGGAGGGCAAGCCTTCTGGTCCCGCTTCGCCTTCCGCTCCGCAATCTGCTCGCGTGCCACCAGGAGAGCGGCAGTGCGGATCCACCATTCCCGCTTCGCCCCGCCGCGCGCCTCGTCGATCGCGGCGGCCTCGGCGTCGTCCAGGCGGACGGGGACGATGATGTCGCGCGCCACGCTCACCCCTGCCGGTTACGTGTACGGCCTGCGCGTCCGGCACCCGGCTGCGGCCTGTCAGGGGATAATCGCCGGTATGGCCGATGTCCAGCACCGAACCAGGCACCTGCGCAGGTCCCGGGCCCTGTTCGCCACCGTGGCGGTGCTGGAGCTGGCCGACTTCGCATGGCACCTGGCTTACGGGCAGTACGCCGCCGTCCCTTTCCTCGGGTTCGCCGCCGTGATGTTCACGGCGCTGCTCGTCGTCGCGACGGTGAACATCCGGCGCATCCGGGCGGAGGCAGATGCGGGGCCGGTCGAGCGCCCGAAAACGCGCGCCGAGGAGCTGGCCGAGGCGGTCGAGGAGGTGCGGCAGCGGCAGTGGGACGCGATCGCCGAGCGGGCGTTCCTCGCGGCGGGCGGCGGAATCAGGCTGCCCCCGGGGGCAACGATCGTTCCGTGCACGTCCAGCCCGCCCGCGCCGCGCCCGGCATGGGATGTCAGCATGACGCTGGACAGCGCCGCCCCGTGGAACGAGGTGTGCCATTACGAGGACGCGACGGGCAAGCCCGACGGGATCGGGGCCGGGGTCATCCGGGTCATCCCCCGTGCCGTCCGGCAGTCCGCCCTGACGCCCGGCAAACCGGTCATCACCTCGTGGACGGCCGTTACGCGGGCGGCGTCCCACGGAGAGGGGATCGACCTGCTGAAGGCCGCGGAGCCGCTGCTGCGCGAGCGCCTGGCAGTGCTTGCGCACGAGGGGCGGGAGACGCGGTACTTCCGGGTTGAGGGCGGAGCGCTCACCGAGGTGCCTGACGGACTCGCAGTGGGCGGGACGGAAGCCGCCGAGAGGCTTGCCGTCCCGAAGCGCGGCGTCACACAGCCGGACTCGGGGGCGGTCAAGCTCGACCCCCGGTGGGAGTGGAAGCTCGTCCGGCGGCCTGGCCTGCCCGACGAGTTCGCCAAGGTCCGCTGCCTGCACTCGGAGGTCGAGCCGGTGGAGTCGGACGGGAAGGTGATCGCCCAGCTTTGCCTGACGTGCGACACCCGGTTCCCGGGCCCGGTCAGCGGCCCGGCGGATGACTGGCCTTCGCCGTTACGGGCCGACGCTGCCGGTCAGGGATAATCGGCCGCATGGCCGATTCTTCCCCCGAGATCCCAGCCGCGTTCAACGGCTCCGGGTACACCGCAAAGCAGGCAGCGCAGGGCATCGCCGACATCTCCGCGGCGCTCGCGCAGTTCCCGCAGATCCTCGCCGCCGTGCTCCGGCAGGTCCAGGTCCAGACGCGCCAGCACCTGTGCGCACCCTGCCTGATCGCCCGGATCGGCTGGGAGGCGACGTACGGGCAGCAGCTGAAAGCCGCCATCGGGGCGGCGGGCGCGGCGTTCGGGCTCGCCGAGGGAGACCCGCGCGCAGGGCAGCTCGACCCCGCGCCGCACCTGCCCGAGAACCTCAGGCCGGGGCAGCCTCAGGGGCTCCCGCCGCTCACCGCGGCGGTTACCACCGTGGGCGGGACCGAGGTCTGCTCGGAGCACATCCCGGGCAGGCCCGGGTCGCAGAAGCTGCTCATTGCCACCGGGGCATTGTCACCCTCGGCGCTCGCCGGGCTCGGCTAGGCGGGCACCAGGGCGGCGGGCGGGCCGTCGTCACCAGGGCGGCGGAAACCGAGGTTGCGGCCGATCCTGGCGGCCAGCCTGCGGGCATCCGCGTCAGACATGACCGTGCCGCCGCTGACGTGAACCTCGGGCTTCGCGACCGCCAGCTCGTCGCCGGCGACTACTAGGGTCGCGAACACGCGGTAGCGGCGGCCGGGGGCGGGCTCCACGGTCCAGTGGTCGGCCTCGGCCTGGCCGGGCACTCCGCGCCGCTCGAAGGTGCAGCCTAGTCCCGGCTCTGCCGTGAACACCGGGTTGTGGTCGGCTCCCTTGAGGACCATGTGGCCGCTGTCCTCGATGACCGAGTAGGCGGCCTCGACGGTAAGGTGCCCCACGATGTCGCGGAACGTTACAGCCCACTGGTAAACGGGCGGGGTCTTTTCGGGCACGGCGGTACTCCCGGTAATGGTGCTGGTGGTTATGTCGTTACTGCTTCCTGCTGACGGCGGGGCGTCAGCCGCTCACGACCGTGTAGACGGCGTCCGCCATCCGGTCCGCCAGCGTGCTCTCCCCGTCGCCGCCGGGCGGCAGCCCGGGCCCGGGCTCCGGTGCCGCCGACTTCGCGACCGGCGCGCCCTGCACGACCTCCAGCACCAGGTCCCACCGGCCGCCGGCCTGCTGCTCCGCCGACACGACGCGCAGCCGGGTTCCCCGGGCGAGGATGACCTCCCGCTGGTCCGGCATCACCGAGTAGCGGCCCGTGACCAGCGCAGGCGTCCCGGCCGGCGTGACGATCTCCATGCGCACGTCGCCGCCCCCGATGTCCGGGCCGAGCGACGTCGAGGAGTACCCCTCGTCAGCGATCACCTCGCCTGCGGAGGGGATGCCGCCGGGGAACGCGTTCTCGCCGACGATCCGCCTCAGCACCACGCTGGACGGCAGCGGCTCCATCGCGGAGTCGAGGCCCTGCATCATCTTCGCGCTCGCAGGCGAGGGCTCCGCGCCGGCCCGCAGCGCGCCGTTCACCCCGAACGAGTACTCAGTGTAGTTCCGGACCGCCCGCCCCTGCTGCCGGGTGAGCTTCGGCGTGTTCGCCCGGATCCACTGCTGCGCCTCGTACTCCGTGAACTCCTGCGCGACGGGGGTCTCTGCGACGGCCGGAGGCCCTTCCGGCGCGGCCTCCGGCTCTGCGGGGGCTTCCGGCTCCGGCGCGGGCACTGCGGGAGCCTCTTCGTCCCCGTCCTCTTCGTCCCCGGCTTCGAGACCCGGCTCACCGGCTGGCGGCTGAAGCTGCGGCGGAGGCGCCTGCCAGCCTGCGGGCAGGAGAGCGCAACGACAGTTCTTGTGACCTGGCGGCGAATCGTCGCCTGAGCTGAACGACTCGCCGAGCCTTACCGGCCCCTGGTCTGCGTTCGCCTGGCAGAGGGGGCAGACCTTGGCGTCCGCCTCGGTCAGCCACTCGACCCACTGGACGCTGACCTTCAGGTACCAGTGGCCGGCCGCCCGTGCCGAGCCGCTCGTGATCTCGTTCATGACGGCCGCTGCCGCCTTGACCTTGTCGGTGACCGCCGCGAAAACCTTCTCGCCTGCCTCGTCTGCCGACTCGCCTTCGACGAGGGCCCGGCCCGCGGCAGTGCGGGCGCCCGCAGCGAGCCTTCCCGCGGCTTCCCCGGCTTGCGCTGCCGTCGGCCCTTTGACGCCCGCCCCGCCGAGGATGCCACCGGACATGAGGGAGTCACCGGGCTTCCACTTCGCCGCGGGGTTCAGGCCTCCTGGCCGGGCGGCCTTCGCCACCTGCGTGCCGGGGGTGACAGCCTGCGCGGAGAGGACGCCGATCGCCATCCCGTCGGTCAGCAGGCCGTTCATGAGCGGGGCGAGGGCGGCCTCAAGGTCGGGGCCGTGCTGCTCGAGCCAGTCCGCGGCGGCGGCCACGGCCTCGCGCTTGCCGTCGTGCTGCCTGGCGGACTCGGGCGAGGCGAGCCACTCCGACGCGATCCGCTCCGCTTCCGCCTCGGTCAGCGCCGACCCGAGCGCGGTCGCGATCCGGTCGCCCCAGTAGCCGGCGGCAGGGAGGTCTAGGGCCCACCCGGGCCAGATAGGAGCGCCAGCTCCCTTGCCGGCCTTGGAGGCTCGTTCCGGCCCGCTGGCGGGCGGGGAGCTTTTGGGGACGGCGGCACCGCCTTGGCGACGGGCCCGCCGCCGAGCGGGAACCGCTCGAGCAGGCCGTCCGCGCGGTGCACGCACAGGTGCGTGAAGGTGACCGGAGTCGGCGGCACGGGCTCGGGCAGGTCGTCGCCGGCATCCTGGTAGCGCAGGGTGAGGTGCGGGGTCCAGTCCGTGTGCTCGCTGGCCGACAGGTCTTCGAGCGCGGCCCGCAGCCTCTCGGCACCCGGCAGCGCCACGGCTGCCCAGGCGACGGTCTTGCCGTCGCTGGAACCTGAGGGCTCGAAGGTGCCGAGGCCTGAGATCACGCCCGACAGCGGGCCGTCGAGGGACGCCGCGGCGCCTTCCGCCCGCTCGCACGCCGCCGCGAACGCCCGGTCGCTCACGTCCTTGCCGAGATAGCAAACGGTCACGTGCATGTCATCCGGGGCGACGCCGCCGGGCGGCGGGCTGATCAGGCCCTCGGGCAGGTCGAGCGAGATCATGCCCGACCTCGGCGAGAGGTCATAGCCCGATGCTGCCTTGCGGGTCGCGGTGAAGCCCTCCGCGTTCAGCCGCCGCGCCTCCCCTGCGGGCACCGCCTCGAACGCGAAGTCCCGCCACTCCCCGGACTTGCGGCGCGCCTTCGCGAACCGGCGGAACGCGGCCATCTCCTTGGCGACCTCCGCGTCACCCTCGGCCCGCTGTGCGGCCATGCGCGCCTCAACGGCGGCGGCCTCGGCGGGGCTTACGCGGCCGTCGGCAACCGCGTCACGGTACGCCTTCCGGGCCTCGTCCACGGTTATGTACCGGGGCGCCCGCGGGGTCTCGTCCTCGTCGTCGCGGCCGACGAGGTCGTACCCGTGGATCCCCGTCTCGGAGGTGATCCCCGCGGTGACGTTCCCGGACGATGCCGCCCCCTCGCCATCCTTGGCAACTGTCCCGCTGTCTGTCAGCTGAGGCTGGGGCGGCGGTGCCGGTGGCATGGCGGAGGGGCCGTAGAGGCGTTCGGCGAGAGGCGTGACCTTGACCGGCGGCTCGGGCAGCACGCCCTCGACGCCGCCGAAGACGTCCTTCGGCAGGGCCGCCCCGATGGCGGGCAGGGCGGTGGCCGGGTCGATCTCCCCGGCGATGGCCAGCAGGGAGGCGATGGGGACGGGGCCGCCGCGCGAGGTCATGATGGTGCGCGGGATCGGGACCGGGTCGGTCCAGCCGTAGCGCAGCTCGCGCAGTTCCGAGGAGCCGACGGAGCCGATGTCGAAGTAGATCTTGTCGGCCTGCGCCTGGTTGAGGCGGTCGTCCTGCTCCTCGCCGAGGTCGAAGGCGAACTTCAGCGGGAGCTGCGCGTCGTCCTGGAGGAATGCCGTCAGGATGTCCTGGACGTGGTGCGCGAGCGGAAGGTCGCCGACGCGGTGCTGCACGTCGGCCTGGCTCTCGCCCGATGACCTATTTGTTGTCTCGGTGAATCCGAGATCCGAGGGCACCACGGCGTATGCTGCGCAGGACTTCCGCATCAAGAAAAGCGAGAACTCGTCGCTGAAGTCCTTCTCATTCGACCAGGTGAATTTACTTCCGGGCGGCAGCCACCGTATCTGGTGCTTTGCTTCCTGGTTGCCCAGCATGAAGCCGTCCCAGTATTCCTGGAATGCCTCGATCTGGTCCGGCGACCATGAATCCGGAGCGGATGCAAAGGCTGCCGGAAGCGACCCGGCGGTAAATCTCTGCAAAAAGTAGAGCTGGAACCTGATATCCGTGTTGGCATTCAGAATGATGTCTTCGAGCGGGGCGCGGCCGTAGATGCTGTCAGGCTGCGGGTCATACGGCTCGTAGATCAGGTCTTCCCTGGTCAGCCAGTTCCATGGCAGGCCGTTGACGTACTGCACGTAGGCGGGCGCGGGGGAATCCGGGGAATTTCCCCAGTAATCGAGCAGCGGCGCGACGGTTATTCCGGAAACAACCTGAAGCCCGACGACCCGGCCGCCGCGATTACGCATCTTGTAAAGCGTCCCGGCGTCATATGACAAGATGTCGCGAAGGTACTTCGCCAGCCAGGACTTAAAGATCGTCTTGCCGTCGGGCCGCTTGAGGATTCGCTTGCCCTCGGCTACGTCGGCGGCGATGTCACCGACGGATTCATCGGCCGCGACCAATTTCCAGTCGAGGCTGCGCAGGCTCGCGATGCGATGCCGAATAACTATTTGCGCAACGTCGTAAGACTCAATAAGGCCCTTGAGCGTTTCGAATGAAACCCGCTCGTGGGTACGGGGGCGGGTCGCGACGTTGTACTGCGGGGGGTACTCGCGGGATCGCGGCGTCCGGCTGAAACCGTCGTACGGCCCGATGGGCGTGCCCGGCGCGAACGGCGACGCCGGCGTCATCTGCGAGCGCGCCTCGGCGGCCTGGATGTCCGCGGGGATCGCGGAGCCGTACCCCTTGCCGACAGGGACGGCCAGCGCCGTTGACGGCGCCGTCGCG